GGACTTCGCCGAGCTGACGCGGCTCATGAAGAACTGGCGCACCGAGATTCTGGCTTACTTCGACCACCCGTACACGAACGCCTACACCGAGGCGGTCAACGGGCTGATGAAGCACATTGCCCGAGCTGGGCGAGGCTACAGCTACGAGGTGCTCCGCGCGCGCATCCTGGCGACGGCCGGCGTGGCGAAGCGGAAGCCACTCAAGTTGGAGTTCCTGCTGAGGGACGACGGGAACCCGTGCGGCAACTGCGGGCTGCCGTGCCGCGCTGCAGACATGCACCTCGTCACGTTGCCGCCGGTAACCCGCGGGCAGCGTGCGAAGCGCGCCCTGGTCTGCGACATCTGCGAGCCGCGATTCAACACGGAGAAGGTTATTGCTCATCGCAAGCCTTCCACACGGAAAACCGGATAGCCTCTTTCATCACTCCCACAAGAAGAAGAAAGAGAATCTTGAAACGACGCTGATCGCGAAGTTTCGCGACGTGTTTGGGCGTACGAAATTCAGCTACGCGCACACGGGCCACCTTCACCACGACTGGATGAGGGAAACGAACACGATGCACATAGAGCAGCATGAGACGCTGGCCGCGCCAGATAGTCACGCGAGCCGCGGCGGCTGGATGAGCAAGCGCTCTGCTAAGTGCATCACGTACCACAAAGAGTTTGGTGAGGTCGGGCGGCTTACGATTTCGCCTGAAATGCTCGACGCCGCCTAACCTACCCCTCTCCATCGCGTGACAGGGTATAGCCGATAGATCGGCACCAAATCACAGAAAGACCATGGGGCGCAAATCAAAACTCACCGAAGAACAATGGGCACAGATAAAAAGCCGCCTTCTCAACGGTGAATCAGGCCGCGCTTTGGCCGAAGAGTACGGCGTTTCGGAAACGGCGATCCGAAAGAAAGTAAGTTCGCAGGTTTCGGAAATAAAAAGCGTTGCAAATCAAATAGCTAGTGCGCAGACCGCACTTTCAAAGCTGCCGGTAAGTTCGCAGATAAGTGCGCAAACTTTGGCCCAGCGCCTCATGTCGATTAGCAGTCACCTGGCTAGCGCAGCAGACTACGGAGCAGCAACAGCACACCGTCTTGCCGGTATCGCGCACATGAAGGCGGCCGAGATTGACGACGGCGTCCCGCTCACCGAGGAAGGTGTGCAGACGCTGAAAGGAATCGCGGTCCTTTCCCGTATGGCGAATGAGGCAAGCGAGATCGGCGTGAACCTGCTCAAGGCGAACAAAGACATAGCGGCTGGCGCCGGCGAAGACGTACCGACGAGCCTCGATCATTTCTATGGAGCAAGCTAGCCAGCCGACGCTGAATCCGGTTCTACGCGCCTTCTGGGCAGCAAAGATAGTCGGCGATAAGCCGGTACGGAACCGAGTCCTGTATGGCGGCCGCGCGTCATCGAAGTCATGGGATGCAGCAGGATTTGCAACGTATCTGGCTAGCAACGCAAAGTTGCGCTTTCTGTGCGTTCGCCAGTTCCAGAACAAGATTGAGGAATCGGTCTATACGCTGCTCAAGAACCAAATCGACCGGTTCGGGCTTACCAGCCAGTTTCGCGTGCTCGACAACAAGATTGTTGGGCGAAAGACCGGATCGGAGTTTCTGTTCTACGGTCTCTGGCGCTCCATCGACGAAATCAAGTCTCTCGAAGGGATTGATGTTCTCTGGATTGAGGAAGGCCACAACCTTACCGAAGACCAGTGGAAAATTCTTGAAGCGACGATCCGCAAGCAAGGGTCGCAAGTCTGGATTGTCTTCAATCCGCGGCTCTCGACGGATTTCGTATATAAACGGTTCGTTATCAATCCGCCTCCCGGTACGCTGGTCCGGCGCATCAACTACGACGAGAACCCGTTCCTGTCGCAGACGATGCGGGACGTGATTGAAGCCGCCCAGCTAGAAGACGAAGACGAGTTCGCGCACATCTACCTTGGGCAACCCAAGGATGACGACGATGACGCGATTATCAAGCGGTCATGGATTATGGCTGCAGTGGACGCGCATAAGGCACTGGGCATTGAGCCATCTGGCGCCAAGCGCATCGGCTTCGACGTCGCAGACTCGGGCGCCGACAAGTGCGCCAACGTATTCGCGCATGGCTCGGTAGTTTCGTGGATCGATGAATGGAAGGCTGGCGAAGACGAGTTGCTGAAATCATGCAGCCGAACCTATGTCGCCGCTAAAGAGCGCGACGCCAAGATCATCTATGACTCTATTGGTGTTGGGGCTTCTGCCGGCGCCAAGTTCAAGGAAGTCAACGAGTCGTCGACCGATCGATTCCCTGTGCGTTACGAGAAATTCAACGCAGGCGGGGCTGTGTGGGAGCCGGATCGGGAATATCAGCCAAAGGTCACGAACAAGGACATGTTCTCCAACATCAAGGCGCAAGCCTGGTGGCTGGTGGCAGACCGGTTTCGCAACACCTTCAATGCGATTCGCCGCGGCGAGAAATTCGCCGATGACAAGCTGATCAGCATCTCTGCTGATTGCCCGCACCTGGATCGCCTGATTGACGAGCTGTCGACACCGAAGCGCGACTACGATCAGAACGGACGCGTGAAGGTCGAGAGCAAGAAGGATCTTGCAAAGCGCGAGGTCGCCTCGCCAAACCTCGCAGATGCTTTTGTGATGTGCTACGCCCCTGGCGGAACAAATCTGGACATCTGGGCGAAGCTTGCAGGGTAAAACTACTCCGAGGCCTCGCGCCACAAAAAAGGAAATTCTTCTAGCATGTCTAAGTCACGTCGGAACCAGAAGGCAGGCGTGACGGTGGCGCGTACCAATGATTCATTCGTCAACGCGTCCGCTAACCTGGGCTGGGGAACGAATAACCAGTCGTCTGCGTCGTCTTACGCGCTTTCTTATCAAAGCCGCAACCGGATCAACCTCGAAGCCGCCTACCGCGGTAGCTGGGTGGTCCGCGCGGCTGTCGATGCCATGCCGGAAGATATGACCCGGTGCGGCATTGAGATGACCGGGCTCGACCCGGAAGATATTTCCCTGATCGAGCGCGACATGATGCGCCTGGCGATCTGGGATGCGCTGTGCGACGACGGCAAGTGGGCGAACCTGTACGGCGGCTGTCTTGCCGTCATGCTGATCGACGGACAGGACTTCGAGACTCCGTTGCGCATCGAGGCGATCGGTAAGGACCAGTTCAAAGGTCTGCTGATCCTCGACCGCTGGATGGTGTCGCCGCCCGTTGGCGAAGTGGTAACTGACTTCGGCCCGGACATGGGCAAGCCGGTCTATTACAACGTGATCGCCGATTACGCCGCGATCCCGAAGGCCAAGATTCACTACAGCCGTGTGATTCGTCTGGATGGCATGGATTTGCCGTTCTATCAGCGCGTCAGCGAGAACGGCTGGGGCCTGTCGGTTCTCGAGCCGATGTGGGATCGCCTGATCGCATTCGATAGCGCGTCTGTCGGTGCCGGTCAGTTGATCTACAAGGCCCACCTCCGCACGATGACGATTGAAGGGCTACGCGACATCATTGCATTGGGCGGTCCCGCTCTCGCTGGTCTCAAAGCACAGATCGAATTCACGCGCTTCGCCCAGACCAACGAAGGCATGACGCTGGTTGATGGCAAAGACAAGTTTGAAGCGCACACCTACGCGTTCTCTGGTCTGTCCGACATGCTCACCCAGTTCGCGCAGCAGCTTTGCGGCGCACTCGGCATGCCATTCACCCGCCTGTTCGGTCAATCTCCTACTGGCCTGAGCGCGACTGGCGAAGGCGAAATGAAGCAGTGGCATGAGAAGGTCAAGCAGAATCAGGAACGGCGCCTTCGGAATCCGCTGCATCGTTTGCTGTCGGTCATGTCGATGTCGTCGCTTGGCAAGGCACTCCCTGACGACTTCTCGTTTGAATTCCGAAACCTTCAGGAAATGTCCGAGAAGGAAAAGTCGGAGATCGCCAAGTCGACTGTGGAAGCCGTCACTGCTGCCGTGGATGGGAACCTGCTGAAGATCAGCGACGGCATGAAGGAGTTGAAAGCATCGGCTCCGAACACTGGCATGTTTGGCGGGATCACGGACGAGGCAATCTCCGAAGCCGAAGAACAGGAAAAGAACGCCCCGCCACCCGGCGAGATGGACTTGCCTGATATGCCTGATGCGTCGAAATTGACTGGCGACTCTGGTTCTGCACTGGAATGGATCAAGCGCTGGCGAAAGAAGAAGTGACAAGTTGTGCTGCGGCTAGGATGGCCGTCCGAAAGCGGGTTCCCCTGCCCGTTGCCGCAGCCTCTCATTCAGGGTTCATCTTTGGGAGATGAAATGTCGAATCTAATCGAGAATAGACCGCACCTTACTGATGCAGCGATAAGCGTCGCGAAAGAGATTTTCGCTGCATTGCAGGATAGAACGGATGTAGGAACTTGGGGGAAGCGACCAACTGATTCCGCGACCGAAATGTACGCGCTTCTTCAGATGGAGGGGCTTGATCCGGTGGATCTTGCGTTCTCTATTTTGCAGATAGCCCATCAGCGCAAAGAGATATCGGTGAGCGGCACCATGATGGGCGCTGACGTAGGCCCGAGCGGTGGATTCTGCACGGGTGAAGAGACATTCTCCTGTGGTCGCGTTGATATTCAGGCAACCGATAAGGAATACGTCGATTTTCAGAGTGGTGGTTTCTGGGCATCCGGACGTTTCTCGGCGACCAATAGAGATCAGTTGCTAGTTGTCGATATTGATCTCGGATTTATAAAAGCGGAAATTTGATGCTAACCCTTGACCGCAAGCGAAGCCGCAACCCGGTCAAGACGCAGCGCATCGAGCAGCGGTACGCCCTGCAACTCCGCAAGGTAGCGCAGCAGGTCGGCTCGATCATCTCGCCATTCACGCCCGGCGACATGAGCCAGGTTCCGACGATCGAGCAGTTGCTCAAAGCCTACTCCGACATGCTCAAGGGATGGGCGACGCAGACAGCCAGCAACATGCTGATGGACGTCGCGCTGCGTGATGAGCAGGCGTGGCAGACGATGGCCAAAGAACTGTCACGCGGGCTGCGCGAAGAGATCCGCAATGCGCCGACCGGTCAGGTGATGCGGCAGTTGCTCGCCGAACAGGTCGGACTGATTCAGAGCATACCAATCGAGGCGGCGCAGCGGGTGCATCGGCTGACGCTGGCTGGGCTGGAGGACTCGACGCGGTTTCAGGAGATAGCGAAAGAGATTCAGCGCACCGAGGAAGTCACAACCTCACGCGCTGTTCTGATCGCCCGTACCGAGACCGCAAGAACGGCCGCCACGCTCACGCAAGCTCGAGCAGAGCACATCGGCGCAGATTCCTACATCTGGCGGACCAGCGGCGATTCAACCGTCCGCAGCGACCACAAGAAGCTCAACGGCAAGATTTTCCAGTGGAATAACCCGCCTGTCGCCGATGAGCGCACGGGCGAACGCGCAAATCCTGGCTGCATCTGGAATTGCAGATGTTTCGCTGAGCCGATATTGACGGATTGAATCGATATGAAATCAGACGAAGAAATCCTCGGAGAGTACGTGATCTGGCTGGAAGCGAATGGAAACAACTTCGTGCAGTCCATGGCTAGCGCGTTCATGAATGCTGCCCCCGAGTGGTACGCCAGCAAACTGAAATACGAAGCCGAGAACGGCGCACCAATCATCCCGGATTAAATAATGGCCCTCCCCGATTTCATCTTTACCGGCGAAACAGCCATCGCTGCGAACGGCACATCACAAACCGTCACGGTGCCGGCCGCTGGTACGCCGACACAAGTCATCCTGACCAATCTCGGTCCCGGCGTTGCCTATGTCGGCTATGGCGCATCAGTGACGGTCGCTGCCGGTCATCCGCTCGTGCAGAACGTACCTGTCGTGATGAATCTGAACGCGAACACGAGCCTGTCGTTCATCACGACGGGCGATCCCGCATCGGTTCGGATCACGGCAGGAAAGTAACTTATGACCTGCCAGTGCGACAAGTGCAAGCCGAAGCGCACGAATGACGCGATCACCGTATCGGGTTTCTTCGCCGTCGAGCAACTAGGCCCGAATCAGTCTTTCACGCCGGAAGGCTACCTGCTTTGCGAAGAGGTGCCGATCGCGCGGACTGGTGTGCAGGACTATGCCGAGATGGAGCTGGAAGGAATCGAAGCAAAGGACGGAGTGATTGAGGTCGAGCGCAATGAGGATGAAGTCTTCTCGCCCGACACGATCGCCAGCTTTCTCGGAAAGCCTGTCACGCTCAACCATCCCAGTGATCCGGTAACGCCCGATACGTGGTCGTACCTCGCCAAGGGGACGGCGCACAACATCCGCCGCGGCGAAGGCGAACAGAGCAACCTGCTCATCGCCGATCTGCTGATCACCGACAAGGGCGCGATCAACGAGATTCGCAATAACGGACTCAAGGAAATTTCATGCGGCTATGACGCCGAATACGAGCAAATCGCGCCTGGGCGGGCGCGGCAAACGTCCATCGTGGGGAACCACGTGGCGCTTGTGAAGAACGCCCGCTGTGGCCCTGTCTGTAGCGTTCAGGACAGTTCAAAACTTTTGGGAGATCAACCCATGGCTGTAAAGAAAGGCACGACGTCCTTCGTGGACAAGCTGCGCAAAGCGTTCATGACGCGCGATGCCGACGAGTTCGAGAAGGCTGTCGGCGAGATGAAGGATGAGGATGGCGCGGTTGAAAACGTGCCTGCGATCCACATCCACATGCCCGGCGCCGAAAAGGCCAACGCGTCGGAAGACACCAAGGACGACGAGTCTGAGGCTGATCCGATGGCCAAGGTTGCTCAGTCGCTCGACGCCCTGACGCAGGCCGTCACGTCGATCAACGATCGCGTCTCGGCCCTCGAGTCGGCTGGCTCGACCAAGGACTCCGACGAAGAGAAGAAGGACGAGACCAAGGACGACGACGGCGACGCTGGCGACGAGTCCGATGAAACGAACGATTCCGACGAGGAAGAGGAAAAGAAGGGCGACGAGAAGAAGTCGACCAGCGATTCTGCCTCGTTCCGCGACGAGTTCCAGGACGCCAAGGCCCGCGCAGAAATCCTCGCGCCGGGCGTGAAGCTCCCGACGTATGACGCGAAGGCCGATGGAAAGAAGACGGCCGATTCGCTGTGCGTGCTTCGTCGTCGCGCTCTCCGCGCTGGCCTCGAAAACGGCAATGGCGATCTCGTGCGTGTCATCACGGGCGACGCCGATGTTTCAAAGATGGACTGTGCCGCCGCAAAGATGGCCTTCCATGCCGCATCGGAACTCGTGAAGCAGAAGAACAAGTCTGCGAAGACCGCGACCTCCGATGCGCAAGTAGTCACGAAAGACCTCAACCAGATCCATCGCGATTTCTGGAACAACCGTAAGTAAGGAGCCGACATGCCCTCGTTGCAAGCTTATACATTCCGCATGCCGGCTGGTTTTGCCGGTGATCTCCAGCGCGCTGAAGCCGCTACCATCGAAACCCAGCAGATCGACTCGGCGGCGCCCCCGACCGTGTTCGGCGTAGCTGTGAAGCTCGTCTCGGGCAAAGTGCAGCCGATCAACAACTCGGCGGACACCGCCGCGCTGGTGTACGGCATCAACCTGCGCGCCTACCCCATCCAGACGAACGGCACTGACCCGCTCGGCACGTCGACGCCGCCGGTTTCGGGCGTGGTCGATGTTCTGAAGCGCGGCTATGTGATGGTCTCGCTGGGTGGCGTCACTGCCGCAGCCAAGGGTGGCACGGTCTATGTGCGCGTCGCTGGTGCTGCTGCTGGCAAGCCGCTTGGTGGATTCGAAGCCGCGGCAGACAGCACGAACACAGTTGCCCTTCCGTCGAACACCTATTTCACCGGCCCCGCCGATGCATATGGCGTGACGGAAATTGCATTCAACATCTGAGTCCCCGGCGCGTAACAGCGCACCTCACAGAACCCCTCTACGGCGGGGTTTTGCATTTCTGGAGCATTAAATCAATGGACATGTCTGTTCAAAAATTCCTCAAGCGCCGGGAAATCGCTGAAGCGTCGCGCAAGTTCGCTCGCCACTTCACGACCGACGGCATGATGACCTACGATCAGGCGACCGTGGACTCCACGGGCGTTTTCCTGATCGGCCAGCTCGAACGTCTGGATCAGACGCTCAACGAGCCGCTGGTCGAGTTCACCTGGTCGCGTGACGTCGAGATTCGCACCGACGTGTCGCCGGCTGACGAAGTCGCATCGTGGACCAACTCCGCGTTCGCGATGGCAGGCGGCATCAATCCGGGCGGTCTGAACTGGATCTCGAACGAAGGCAACGCGCTCGCCGGCCCGTCCGTCGACATCGGCAAGACGCCGCAACCGATGCGCCTGTGGGGTGCTGAGGTCAAGTACACCGTTCCCGAACTGGTGAAGGCGCAAGCCCTCGGCCAGCCGGTCGATGCGCAAAAGGTTGAAGGCATGAACCTCAAGCGCAACATGGACCTGGACAACATCGTCTATTTCGGCGATTCGTCCATGAGCTTCACGGGTCTCGTCAATTCGAACTCGGCTGTCGGCAGCTATCAGAACGTGGCGAACGGCGCCACAGGCACGCCGCAGTGGACGACGAAGACGGCCCTCGAAATCCTGAAGGATTGCAACGAAATCCTGACGAGCGCATGGGCCGCTTCGGGCTGGAAGGTGCTGCCGAGTCGCCTGATGCTTCCGCCGGCACAACTCGGTTACATCGGCAGCCAGCCGGTCAACACCGCGGCGCAGGAAACCATCCTGTCGTACATCATGAAGAACAACATCTGCACGCAGATGGGCCAGAAGCTGGACATCCTCCCGCTGAAGTGGTTGATCGGTGCAGGCGTCGGCGGCACGCCGGGCACGCCGGGCACGGTTGACCGCATGATCGCGTACAACAACGACAAGAAGTACGTTCAGTACCCGATGACGGAACTGCAGCGCACGCCGTTGGAATACCGTTCGCTGTTCCAGATCACCACCTACTGGGCACGCTTCGGCCAGGTGGAATTCCGCTACGGCAGCACCCTCGCCTACCGCGACGCCATCTAAGCGGACGCCGGGAGTTGTTACCAGTTGACTTCTCCCGGCTGATTACCGGAGCATAATATGACTCGTATCGCCAATCAGGATTTCACCCTGACCCGCGACGACTGCCGGCCGCTGTATTTCAAGGCTGGCGACGAAATCCCCGCAGAGTACGAAAGCCACTGGTTCGTGCTGCTGCACACAGACGAAGCGCCCATCGCCGCGGTAGAACCGGACGAGAAGCGCAAACCCGGCCGCCCCGCAAAATCATGACCGTCACCCCGACTCAGCTACGCTCTGACTTTCCCGAATTCAACGATCCCACGCGTTACCCGGATTCGTTGATCCAGACGTGGCTGACGGTGGCGGCATCGCTCGTCAACGCTGACCGATGGGTCGAGCTGACCAACATCGGCATCGAACTGGTGACGGCGCACCATCTGGCGCTGTCGGTGCGCGATCAAACGGCCGCTGCTGTTGGCGGCGTTCCCGGTGTAATGACCGGCCCGACGTCGGCCAAGACTGTCGACAAGGTCAGCACTAGCTACGACACAGGCGCTGCCTCGCTGGATGGTGCGGGGTTTTTTGCGCTTACATCGTATGGCATACGATACCTAACTTTAGCTAGAATGATGGGTGCAGGAGGCCTTCAATTTAATTGCTAAAGGACGCGTATGCTTAGCGAAGTGAATAAAAAAGAAGAGAGAAAAGACTATTTCGTGTATCTCCTCTTGCGGCCGGACACCAAGATTCCGTTTTATGTAGGCAAAGGATCGGGGAGAAGGATAAGCAGTCACTTCACCGATGAGCGCGGCAACAGCCACAAGGCCAACATCATTCGGCAAGCCAAGGCCGAAGGAAAAGAAATACTCGGCATAAAGTTGGCGACTGGATTGACAGAAAAGCAGGCTTTCGCTCTAGAGGTTGAGTGGATTGCGAAGATAGGCCGGGAACCGAGCGGCCCGCTGGTCAATAAGACGCCAGGCGGTGAGGGCGTCTCTGGCCCGAAGAATCGAACGCCTGAGCACACTGCGAAACTTCTGGCGATACACACCGGCCGAGAGTTCTCGCCCGAGACGAGGGCAAAGCTCTCTGCCGCTCTAAAAGGCAGGAAGCACACGCCCGAGCACAGGGCCAAGCATGCCGCGGCGCTCAGGGGAAGAAAGCTCAGCGATGAAGTTCGCGCTAACATGAGTGCCGCGCAGAAAGGAAAGAAATGCGCAGAGGGAACGCGCCTGGCTGTAATCGAATCAAACAAAAAGCGGGCGGGTTTCAAGTGGTCCCCTGAGTACAGAGAAATGATGATGGCGGCTAGAGCCGAAAAGAAGGCCGCACGCCAAATATCCAAACAGGATTCGCAACTTCCGCTAGCAATTTCCGCAGAGTGACAACATGAAATCAGGCGCAACGATGACGGTCGACAACATGAAGGCCATCATCGACGCCATCAACAAGCTGACCAATAAGGATGTGCTGGTTGGCATCCCCGATAGCGCTCCCGAGCGAACCGATACGCCGATCACGAACGCACAGATTGGCTATGTGATGGAGACCGGCTCTCCCGAGCATAACGTGCCAGCACGGCCCTTTCTGGTTCCTGGCGTCGCCGACGTACAGGACCAGTGCGCCGATCGGCTTGGGAAAGCCGCAGATGCAGCGCTGAGCGGCAATCAGGCTGGCGCCGAACGGCAGATGAGCAGCGCCGGCATGGTCGCCTCACAATCGGTCAAAAAGAAAATCGGCAGCAACATTCCTCCGGCCCTCTCGCCGGAAACGATCCGAAATCGGCACAAGAGCCGCCAGACGAAAAGTATGCGTGCTGATGAGAAGGCCTACCTGAAGGCGGTCGACTCGGGCGCCGACCCGGCACAGGCGCAAACTGAGGCGGGCATCATCCCGCTTATCAACACCGGATCGCTGCGCAATTCGATCACCTACGTCGTCCGCAACAAAGACTAGCCATGCCACTACTTGACGTCTCCGAAATCCTGCTCGACCCGGATTTCGTGGATAGCCTCGTCTGCGCGCGCCAAACGCAGACCGTCGACGATAACGGCATTGCGACAGACTCCGCCGTTTCAACGCCCTTCTACGGTGTCGTGACGAACAACACAGGCGATCTGCTGATGCGTCTGGCGGAAGGATCGCGCATCAATGGTTCGATCACTGTGCATAGCCGGTTCCTGCTGCAGGCTGGCGGGGATGGGCAGGATGCAGACATCGTGACGTGGAACGGGCGCCAATATACGGTCACCAACGTGGGCGACTGGTCCCGCTTTGGAATCGGCTTCACTGCGGCGAACTGCGAACTCATTCCGTTGTCGGGCGGCTCGAATGGCCAATGATTCAACTGTTCCCGGCTATCTGCAGCCAACAGGGACGGCGCCACCAGAAGACGCGGACCTCGATTCGATATTCCAGAAGCTCATCATCGGGCTAACCGGCCTACCCGGCAACATGGTACGGCCTCGCTGGCAGGCAACGGTGCCGAAGCAGCCAGAGCCGTCTACGAACTGGTGTGCAGTGGGCGTGACGGGCATCGAGCACGACGCGAACTCGTACGAGCAGCTTAATCCCGCCGGCAACGAAACGTTCATCCGGCACGAGATCATCGCGGTCCTGTGCAGCTTCTACGGTGCCAACGCGTTGAGCTATGCCGCACAGGCCCGCGACGGCATGTATGTCGCGCAGAACAATTCGACACTCGATCAGTTCGAAATGGGGCTGGTCGAAGTCGGTTCGATCGTCACCGCTCCCGACCTGGTCAATCAGCAATGGATTCGCCGGTTTGATCTGAGCATGCGCATCCGCCGGCGCGTCGTGCGCACCTACCCGATCCTCACCGTCCTCTCCGCCCAGGCGACAGCGAAGTCTGAAACGCAGACCGAGCCGATCAACGTCACGCAGTAATACCTCACGCAACGCTTTCTGAGCCCGCCCCTGTGCGGGCTTTTTTCATTGGGACTTCATAAATGACGACGAGTCAACTTCCTATCTCTCGCCTGATTCAGGGGACAGTGAATCTGTCGCCGAACGCGGCACAGGCGCAGAACCTGAACACCGAGTTGATTCTGGGCTCGTCGCCTGTGATCGACGTCGCATCGCGCATGCGTCAATACCTCAGTTCGTCGGCCGTCGCCGCGGACTTCGGCACGACCGCGCCTGAATACCTCGCCGCAGTGGCATGGTTCGGCCAGTCGCCGCAGCCGGCCAATGTGCTGATCGGTCGCTGGGCGCAGACCGCGACGAACGCGCAACTGTTTGGCGCTACGCTTTCGGTGGCGCAGCAGGCCATCGCGAACTTCACGGCCATCACAGCCCCTGCCTTCTCGATCACGATCAACGGCTCGCCATTCACGATCTCGCCGGCAAGCTTCGGATCGTCGGTCAATCTGAACGGCATCGCGGCTCTGATCCAGACCGCTCTTGCCGCGGCTGTTGCTGGCTCGACCTGCGTATGGAATTCGAGCTTCGCGCAGTTCCAGATCACGGACGGCACGACGGGCGCAATGTCGACGCTCAGCTTCGCCTCGGCTCCGACTGCGTTCGGCTCGCTCACTTTCGCACTGAATCCGAGTGCGGCGGCCACGATCACCATCGGCGGGACAGTCGTCACGTTCGTATCGGCACTGACGACCGGCAACCAGATTCTGATCGGCGCGAACCTGGCCGCCACGCTGGCGAACGCTGTGACGTTCCTGAGCCAGTCGGCTGACACGAATCTCGTCAAGGCAACGTACTCGGTCAATCAGGCTGGTACGGCAATCCAGGTCGTCTACAAGACGGCCGGCACTGCGGGCAACGCATTTACGCTGGCGGCATCGGTTGCTACGCCGTCTGGCGCGACGCTCTCGGGCGGTTCCGGTACGGACATCTCGGCGCTGCTCGGCATGACCTCGGCTTCGTCTGGAGCGTTCGTCGCCAACGGTGTTGCTGCAGAAACGGCTGTCACTGCCGTCGCTCTGTTCGACAACCAGTTCGGCCAGCAATGGTACGGCCTGACGATCCCGCAAGCAGTTGATGCTGATCACCTCGCGGTCGCCGCTTTCATCGAATCGACGAACAACAAGCACTTCTACGGCGTCACGACTCAAGAGGCCGGGGTTCTCGTCCCCCAAGTGACGACGGACATCGCCGCACAGCTTCAGGCGCTTGGCTACAACAAGACCTGCACGCAGTACTCGAGCAACAGCGCGTATGCAGTGAATTCTCTGCTTGGTCGCCAGTTGACGGTGGACTACACCGGAAACAACACGGTCATTACGCTGATGTTCAAGCAGGAACCGGGTGTGGCGCCGGAAACGATCAACGCAACGCAGATCGCAGCGCTGGAGGCCAGCAACTGCAACGTCTTCGTTGCATATAACAACAACACAGCGATCATCGAGCCCGCCAAGGTCGCATCAGGTCAGTACATCGACACGATCGTTGGCATGGACGCGTTCTTGATCGACGTGCAGAACGCCTTGTTCAATCGCCTGTTCACCAGCACCACGAAGATCCCGCAGACCGATCCTGGGATGCACATCCTCGCGACGGACATCGAAGGCGTCTGCCAGCAGTACGTCAGCAATGGTCTGTTCGCACCGGGCGTGTGGAATAGCGGTGGCTTCGGCACGCTGAACCAAGGCGATTTTCTGCCGAAGGGCTACTACGTGTTTCAGCCGCCGGTCGCATCGCAAAGCCAGGCTGACCGCGCTGCGCGCAAGTCGGTGCCGTTCCAGATCGCTGTCAAGCTGGCGGGCGCAGTTCATTCGGTCGACTTTGCCGTGAGCGTTGCGGCCTAGTCTTGTTTTGGTCGATTATCAATCCCGCTGCGGCCGATCCGCCAGCCTTCCGGCGGTTCTCCGTCTCCGCGGAAATGCTTATTGACTGATCCATCGGTAATCCAGCGGAATCCTTTTCGGGCTTCGCGGAAGGCATCCTTAAATCCAGGCGCCTCCCAATTGGCCTTCGCCTTTGCAGATTTCTTTGCCCGAACCTCTGGGGTATGCATGGCGATCGATGCGACTGAGCGCTTTGCCTTGAATTCATCTGTCGCCATCGTGGCTCGCATCTTCGCATGAAGGCTTTCCTTGTACTCCGGATCAGACATCCGGCGCTTCGCCTCATCTGATGTCCGTTCCTGATAGTCAGGTGAGTTTCGGTACTTGAGCCACCCTTCGCGAAACTTTGATTCAGCATTGCTGTCCGCAAAGCGAAGTTTTGATGCTCTAGAGCTTGACTCCCTGCGAGATGGGAGCTTGGCGGCGGCGCGCAGGTTTTCAAGCCGACGTACCGCTATTTCCGGATCGCCGTTCAACGTTTTCATCCACTCAGCTCGTGCGGCCAAGAATTCAGGATTGGATTCCCTGAGAGAGGCGGCAAGCATGCGCCTTTCCTTGGCGCCCGGCCTAGCGTGCGCAGCCTTAACTGCCGCACTATGCGCCGCTCCATACGGCCCATATGACTGTGACGCTGCCTGTACGTTGTAGCCATGCGAAATGCAGTTGTATTCAGCGATGAGAGAGGTCTCTACCTCCAAGAGGCAGTCAGTTCCATCGAGCGAATAAAAGACTGGCATCGCGAAGAATGAGACTGCTCCGTACTTCCGGATAGCTTTCGCTAGAACCGGCGAGCATCCATGACCGCAAGCATGATCTTTTAGGCGATTTGCAACATCCTTGCTGAGTCCGACGTATTGCTTTCCATTGAGCAGGTTACGGATTAGATAAACACCTGGACGATGGAGCGGTTTGTTGTATGGATCAATTTGAAATCGTTTCTTTTCGTTGGTCTGCATTTGGTGGGTTCACAGCAAGTTTGTGATCCTAAAGGATATTTGAGTTCGCTATCACGGTCAACTCTTAACGTAGGAAAACCATGAGCACTTTTAGCTTCCAAGATTTTGCGCTCACGCTGACCGGTCCCGGCGGCTCGATCACGCTCGGCGATGGCGCGGGCGACGCAAAAGAAGGCGTGACCTTCGAATTCGTCGAGAACGCCAACACGATGGTCATCGGCGCCGATGGTTCGGTCATGCACAGCCTGAACCCGGGTAAGGGTGGCCGCGCGACGGTGCGTCTGCTGAAGACCTCGCCGACGAACGGCAAGCTCTCGGCGATGTACAACTTTCAGCGCACCTCGTCGGCCAACTGGGGCCAAGGCGTCATGGCGGGCTCGGACATCGTCCGCGGCGAGCAGTACTCATGCCAACAGGTCGCGTTCTCGAAGTTCCCGAACAACACCTACGCAATGGAAGCCGGCACGATCGAATGGGTGTTCGACATCGGCGTGATGGATCCGGCACTCAGTATCGGGATTTAACCCATGAATGACATCGTTGAAGTCGGCGGCCAGAAGTATCGTATCGGCCGTATTGACGCCCGCAAGCAGTTTCACGTTGCTCGCCGGCTGGCTCCGTTGCTGGCCGGCATGAGTGGCGTTCCTGACAAGAGCGCTGGATTTGCTGCATTCCTCGGCCCGCTCACTGATGCTCTCTCCGGCATGTCGGACGAGGACGTCGACTACGTGCTGGATATCTGTCTCGGCGTTTGCCAGCGCATCCAGACGAACGGCCAGGGCGCTCCGGTGATCGCGCGTGGCGGTAGCCTCATGTTCGAGGATATGGACATGGGCCAGATGATCCAGCTCGCGGTGAAGGTTATCCAAGAGAACATCGGCGGTTTTTTCAACGGCGCGGCAGTGGCATAACTAGCGCACAGACAAACAATGTCGCGCTGCTGTCGCTGCCTGATGGTGAAGACTGGCTGATCAGGCCCGTCATGGAAGGGCTTTGCAAATATGAATCGCTGGTCGACGGAACATTGGGTCTCGAAGACATCGCATTTTTGAATGACGCGCTTGATGTGCGTTCTGCAAACGAAGAAATACTCAGACAGCAAGCGGAGCGTAACAGGTGAGCAATAACGTCCTTCGTGAGTTCCTCGTAAGCCTTGGGTTCAAGGTTGATGAAGTCGGGATGAAGAAGTTCGTCGACTCAGTCGACGGCGTCACCAAGAAAGTCAGAAATGTCGGCTTGGCGGTTTCTGCCGCCGCCACAGGGGTCGTTGCTGGAGTAAAGATCATCTCCAGTCAAATGGAGAATCTGTACTACGCATCGCAGCGTACCGGCGCAACGGTCGGCAACATCATGGCGTTGAGGTACGCGGCGGGGCAGATTGGCCTCACTGCTGACCAGGCGCAGGGTTCACTCGAAAACTTCGCTCGCACGTTGCGACTGAATCCGGGATCGGGCAGCCTTCTTGATTCGCTGGGCGTTAAAGGTGGCAACCCGGCAGAGCGGTTCACCAGCTTCATCGAAAAGATGAAGTCGCAACAGCCGTATGTCGCTGCTGCGTATGCCGGCCTGTTCGGGATTGATCCTGACACCCTTCTCATGCTTGAGAATGGGCTTTCAACGCTTCAGGACGAGCAAAAGAAGTACGCAGCAAGCCTGACAAGATGGGGTATCGACCCCGAAGGCGCTGCGTTCGCTGGCAAGGAGTTCAACAACTCCATTCGGCGTGTCATAAGTGACTTTGACAAGCTTTGGATCGTCATAGAGTCCAAGCTCGTCCCGGTTATGACGCCGCTGATCGACAGGTTTGAGAAGTGGGCGGAAACGCACGCGGGGGACGTCGCAAAGGCGATTGCGGATTCTGTTCAGCAGCTTGCGAACTGGATTGATAGAATCGATTGGGACAAGACCACAACGAACATCAACAAGGTGGTCGATGCGCTCGGAGGGGTAAAAGGCATCCTCATAGGACTGGCGGCTATCAAACTGGTTGGCCTTGTCTCTGGTGTGGCTTCTTTGGCCGGCGCACTCGGCGGCCTTGGCGTCGCTGCAACTGCGGTGGGCGGATCTGGCCTTGTTGGATTGCTCGGCACGATGGGAGGCATGGGCCTTCTCGGGTATGGCGCCTACAAGGCGGTCGACACCATCAAGGAAAATTCCCCTGGTGGACATTTCGTATCGCGTCGCGGGGGAGCGAGACCAGATTCGGCTCCGGTGCAATCGGGCGGATGGTCGGGGGTATTGGACAGCATCAAGCATGCGTTCAATTACGGCGGCTCGGGTCACTTCGTTTCAAGGGCTGAAGGTAACGCCCATGGAAATTCATCTGGGGCCACTTACGATCCACAGGCCATTCCCGCTCTGTCAGGCGCCTCGGCTGCGCCCCTGGCATCACGCTCGACCGCAGACCTGTTTGCTGCGCTCGAGAAGAAATTCGGCCTGCCTCCCAGCTCACTGGATAAGGTATGGAATATCGAATCGGGTCGCGGCAAAACGATGCTGTCCCCTGTCGGCGCGAAGGGACATTTCCAGTTCATGGATGCCACGGCGAAGCAATACGGCGTCGCAGACCCGAATGATCTGACTCAATCCGCCACAGGTGCCGCATCGTACATCCATGATCTTATGGCGAGGTACGAAGGCGATATTCGGAAGGCTTTGGCCGCCTATAACTGGGGACAAGGCAATCTCGACAAGGATATTGCCGCGCACGGTGCCGATTGGGAAAAATTCCTTCCCAATGAAACTGCGGGCTATCTCAATAAGTTTGATGGTGCGCGCCTCGGCTCCTCGTCGGCAAACAGCCAAGCCGTCTCGATGAACCAGACCAACATGTTCACCATCAACGGCTCATCAGATCCCCAAGGCACGGCCCGCGCCGTCAGTGGCGAACAAAGCCGCGTCAATGGCGACCTCGTAAGAAACTTCGCTGGAGCATTTAGATGAGCATCCTCGGTACGATCGCATCAACAGCGCAGATCGGCATCCAGGCGCTCGCCATCAAGCCACTGCGAATGTGGCGCACTGAGAACGATGAGAGAATCACGCTTGTCAATACTCAGATGACGATCGAGGAGGCGCACTCCGACGAAATGGAAATCACTGACCACCCTGTTGAGCAGGGCGCGGTGATCTCCGACCATGCGTTTGCCCGTCCGTCCGAAGTGATCCTGACGATTGCCTGGTCGAACAGCCCAAACAACTCCGGCGCCTTCAATCAGATCCTTGGGGCCGCAGCGAATGCGAGTCCGCTGCTGCAAAAAGTGATCGGCGCGGCTGAGCTGGTCAACGGCATCGCGAAGGCATTCAGTTCTGGCGATCCAGTCACGGTACAGAAGTACAAGGGCATTCTACAGCTTTACAACGATCGTCGAATCTTCGACGTCTACACCGGAAAGCGTGTTTACAAGAACATGCTCATCAAGTCGATTGCAACGACTACCGATGCGAAGACGGAAAACAGCATCATCATGCGCGTGACAATGCGTCAGATTCTGATGGCGCAGACGCAGACGGTCACGGTTCCCGATTCGGCAAACATGGCAAATCCCGCGCAGAACGGGGCGACGAACAACTATGGCGTGAAGTACCCGCTGCCGACACCGAGCATCAACCTGCCTTCGCTGCCCTCTTTGCCGTCACAGTTCAAATTGCCATGACGACGTTTTTCGAAATCCCGCTGTCCCCGCAGCCGGAGACGTTCAGCATTGCGCTTGCTGGTGTGACCTATGGATTTACAGTCACATGGAATGTACCGAACGCGTCGTGGATCATCGACATTTCTGGTGCGAGCGGCAATCCAATCGTGTCGGGTATTCCGATGGTGACGGGATGCGATCTTTTGGAACAGTTCGGCTACCTTGGATTTCAGTTCGCCTTGGTTGCGCAGACAGATAACTCGCCTGACACAGTGCCGGCGTTCGATAACCTAGGCGCAACGTCCCATCTATACGCGATCACAGCATGAACCAGTTCGGACGCAAAGCGAGCCTGATCGTCTCGACTGGCACGGTAGGTCTTGACCTGTCCGATTTCCGGTTCACGTTCCGGACGAAAAACGCAGACGAACAGTCTCCGAATACGATGTACGCTCGGGTCTATAACCTCGCCAAATCAACGGTCAAGAAGATCCAGAAAGAGTTCACGACTATCACGCTTCAAGCGGGCTACCTTGACGGGAATTTCGGGGTCATCTTTCAGGGAACCATCAAGGAAGTACGGGAAGGCAGAGAGCGCAACGTCGACTCCTACATCGATATCTTTGCCGCCGATGGAGATGAGTTTTATGGGTTCGCTATAACAAGTCTGTCACTCGCGGCGGGGCAGACACCGCAGCAGGTGATAACTGCGATACAGGGCGCCCAATCTCCCAATGGCGTCGCCTCATTACCGTTTGCGTCAGATGCGACAGGCCTTATTGCTGGCGCCGGATTAGGGACGGCACAAGCCCTTTCGCGCGGTAAAACGATGTTCGGCATGACGAGAGACCTGGCGCGGGACTGGTCGCAGAAGTATGGCTATCGATGGTCAATGCAGAACGGGCAGTTCGTCGTTGTGCCAATCACGGGATATCGTCCAGGCGAAGCTGTGGTGCTGTCGTCAACAACCGGCCTGATCGGTGTCCCGGAGGCTTGCAATGATGGTGTTCGTGCCCGCGCGCTGCTCAATCCCCTCATCCGGATTGGGTGCCTGGTTCAGATAGCGCAATCAGACATCAACCAGATTACCTTGCAGCAGCAAGGGCTTCAATACTCTCCCGCCATTGCGCAAGTCACCACCGCTGCCGGATTTTACAGAGTGCTCGTTGCCGAGTTCGAAGGCGATTCGCGCGGGCAGGCCTGGTATGTGGACATCACTTGTCTCGCTGTAGACACATCGGCGAGCAATCAACAAGATTCCGTTCAGGCGTTCGGCTAATAAACAGGTTTTCGCATGGATCAGAGAGAGCGCCTAAACTCGTTCGACGAAGGATTGCTCGCTGCGTTTGATGGGCGTCAGGCGCAGATGTGGACAGCCCTTCCCGGCATCATTCAAAGCTTTAATCCTGACGCTGTCACATGCGTGATCCAGCCGGCCATCAAAGCGCAAGTCCGTGCGCCAGACGGCTCGACGCAAGGGGTCGCCCTTCCTTTGTTGCTCGATTGCCCTGTCGTCTTTCCCCGCGGCGGCGGCTGCACGCTGACTTTCCCGGTCGCGGCCGGCGACGAATGCCTCGTCGTGTTCGCCTCGCGCTGCATCGATTCCTGGTGGACGTCGGGCGGTGTGCAAGTTCAATCCGAATTCCGCATGCATGACCTGTCGGACGGCTTCTGCCTGCCCGGCCCGTTCTCGCAGGCTACGAAGATCAGCGGGATCAGCACGAGCAAGGCTCAACTACGTAGCAATGACGGTTCGACGTTCGTCGAGCTCGACCCTGCCGGCCAGATTGTCAATGTCGTGGCGCCGGGCGGCATGACTATCACCACGCCAACGCTCACCGTTACGGGAGTGATCTCTGTCGAGAATCAACAGGGCGCCCCGACTGCTAGCACGATCGCGGGAAGCATGACGGCAACCGGGACGATCACCGGCCAGACGGACGTCGTCGGTGGTGGCAAGTCACTCAAAACTCATACGCATAGCGATCCCCAGGGTGGAAACACGGGACCGCCGAACTGAGGATTTTCGGTGTAAACTTTAGTTGCTGCGGCTAGCCCGACGGGGCGAAAGCAGGTTTCCTGACCTGTTGCCGCAGTCCACAATCAGGAGCGTCATAACAGGAAATGACACATGGGCGAACTTTATCGTCTGGACTTCGCGTCCGGGAAATCCTATATCGGCATCAGCCGTTACAGCGCAGCCAAGCGTTTCAAGCAGCATCGACAAGCCTCCCAGAAATCCGATTTACTTCTATATCGTGCGTGGCGCGCATATGGAGAGCCTACTCTTACAGTACTTGCCGTACTTGAAGAATCGATACTGTTGGATGTCGAGATATCGGCAATCGCGGCATATGGGACACTTTCTCCCGGCGGGTATAACTCCACAACAGGTGGGGATATAAGTCCGGCCCTGATGGATGAGGTAAAAAAGAAAATCGGAGATCGGCATCGAGGCCGCGTTATGAGCGACGAGTGGATAGCCAAGATTTCGGCTGGCGGAAAAGGGAAAAGGCGTAGCGCGGAAACTCGGGCGAGGATGAGTGAATCGTTGAAGCTGCGCGTATGCAAGCCTGAAACACGGGAGAAACTAGCGGCGCTAGCCTCTAGTCCGGAGCGCCGCGCTGCTTTCAACGCCGCTCATGCGCTGCGCCGCGGTATTCCGCTTTCTCCAGAGCGCGCCGAAATGGCGCGAGAGGCATTACGTATAGCGAGGCTCGATCCCCTCGTAATCGAAAAGATCAATGCCGCTCGATTTTCTCCTCACTCAGAAGAGACGAAGGCAAAGATGAGTGCTGCGGCGAAGGGAAAGCCGAAAAGCGCTGAGCATCGAGCCAATCTCTCCAAGTCCCGCATGGGCATGCGACCGTCCGATGAGGCAAGGGCAAAAATGTCTGCGGCCCAGACTGGGCGCAAGCATAGCCCCGAAACCATTCAAAAAATACGTGATGCAGCGGCGCGTCGAAAGGCGGCAGCGGCAGATGGAGTCTCCAAGAATGAGATATCGAACCTTGAGCCCAACGGGGGATTACACGTGGGGTGAGGCAGGCCAAAACTTCCTCGTCGACAGCCCCGCCGCAGTCGCCCAGGCAATCCAGACGCGCCTCAAGCTGATAGCCGGCGAGTGGTTCCTCGACCAGACGGCCGGCACACCCTACAACACGCAAATCCTCGGCGCAGGCACAGAGGCGACGCGCGACCTCGCCGTGCAAACGGTCATCCTCGAGACGCAGGGCGTGAATGAGATCGTCGATTACGCAAGCTTTCTCGACCCTGCGACGCGCCAATTCACGGTCGCTGCCGTGGTCAATACGCAGTTCGGCCAGACCACTATTACCCAGGCTCTCTGATGGCAACTTTGCCCCTTTCGACACTTGCATGCACGATCGATTCGACGGGCATTTCAGCGCCTGATTTCGCGACCGTACTCGCCAGTATCACCGCATCGTTCCAGAGCATCTATGGCAGTGACGTGTACGTCCAGCCCGATAGCCAGGACGGCCAGTGGTTGGCTCTTTTGGCTCAGATCATCAACGACGGCAACCAGGCCGACGTCACCACGTACAACGGCTACTCTCCGACCTTCGCCCAAGGTGCAGGTCTCTCCAGTCAGGTCAAGATCAACGGTCTGCGGCGCGACGCCTCGAGCAACAGCACGGCAGTCGTGACGCTGGTCGGGCAGGTCGGAACGCCGATCAATAATGGTGTTGTGCAGGACACGAACAAGAACCTGTGGAACTTGCCGGCGTCGGTCGTCATTCCGGTTAGTGGCACTATTGACGTCACTGCAACAGCGCAGCAACCCGGCGCGATCACGGCTATTGCTGGCGCCATCAATGCGATCAACACGCCGACGCGTGGATGGCAGAGCGTGACAAACGCTGCACCCGCTACGCCGGGTGATCCGGTCGAAATGGATGCACAGCTTCGCCAGCGCCAGGCTGCGTCGACATCTCTGCCCGCTCAGACTCCGCTTCAGGCGATCATTGCCAACGTGGCAAACACGACGGGTATCGGGCGGAACAAGATTTACGAGAATCAGGGCACACCTACGGATGCAAACGGCTTGCCCGGTCACTCGATCGCAGTCGTGGCCGAGGGCGGCGACATCACTGCAATTGCGCAGACGATCCAAGCCAAGAAATCGCCGGGTACGGACACGTTTGGCACGACGTCTGTAACCGTCAATGACCCTGCCGGCGTGCCGATCACGATCAACTTGTTCGAAATGACCGAAGTTGGCATCATGGTTCAGGCGAAGATCGTTCCGCTGACTGGGTTCGTGTCGACGACATTTACTTTGATCACCAATGCACTGGTCGCGTACCTGACGGGCTTCGACATCGGCCAGGACTCGCTGCTTGGCAAGCTGTTCGGGCCGGCGAACCTGTCCGGTGACGCCGCAACCTCAAGCTCCGGCTTGACGCAACAACAACTCGACGCACTCAGCAACACCTATAACCTGCCGATCGCGAACCTGTACCAGGGCCGCGGCGACATGCTGGTGACGGGTGGCCCATATAACGCCGGTACGACGACGATCAATATCGCGAATGTCGCCAGCCTCGCAAACGGTCGATCGATCATCGTCAACCAGACAGATGGCTCGCAACTGACGTCCACGATCACTGGCATCGTCGGAAGCGCAGTGACGTTCACGCCGGCTATCGCGGCAGGCAAGACGATCAATGCAGGCGCGCAGGTGCTGGTGAACGGCGATCTGGTCATAGCGTTTAACGAAGGCGCGCAATGCGTCGCTGCTGACATCAATGTGACGACATGACGGCATTAATCACCGACTACACATCGCTCATCACGTCGGAGCACGCGGACAAGCCGAATTTCATGGCGATGGTCTCGCTGCTCGCTCAGTGGGCGGTGGACCGGCGTAATCTTCTGGCGTCGATTCCCGGTCTCTACGACATCGATACGGCAGTCGGTCAGCAACTCGACCGGGTTGGGGAATGGGTCGGCATCTCAAGGAATCTTTCGCTTCCGCTGACCGGCGTCTACTTCAGCTTCGATACTGCTGGGCTCGGCTTCGATCAGGGTACGTGGCAAGGCCCATTCGATCCGACGACTGGCCTCGTTGCCCTGCCCGACGACCAGTATCGAATCCTGCTCTACGCGACGATCGCAGCGAACAATTGGGATGGAACAGTTCCGGGCGCTTATGTAGCGTGGAGTACGGTGTTTGCACCGCTCGGCTACTCGATCCTGATCGCCGACAACCAGAATATGACGATGGACGTCGTGCTGGTCGGACCTGCCCCAGATGCGGTGACGCTTGCGCTGTTCACTGGCGGCTATCTGAATCTCAGGCCTGCCGGCGTAGGTATCAGTAACTACTACCTGCCGACTGTGCCAGATACGCCAGTCTTTGGCTTCGACGCTGAAAACTCAGGCATTTCCGGCTTTGACGTCGGCGCCTGGGTCGCACCACTTCCCCACTGATTATCCCCAGCACAAGACAAGCCACCTTCGGGTGGCTTTTGCTTTTTGTGGAGCATAAATGTCCAATGACTTCATCCCGTTCGCAGTAGGCGGTAGCGCGAACGTCACGCCGCAGGCTACCTACGCCGCCAACACGACGCTTACGCAAACCGGATTTCAGTCCGGGATAGCGAAGTCGCCTGACCTGAACAAGGTATGGCGTCAGAGCTCGATCATGTCGGCGGTGCTAGCACAATTCATCGCAAACACGACCGGCCAGAACGCGGTAGATGACGGCACGACGGCGACGCTGCTAGCGAATCTGATCGCAGCAGTAAGCGCCAACTCTGAAGCGCTGATCGGCTCGGCTCGAAATCTGTCGATGAGCGTAACGGCAGCATCGGCATCAGCAACGATGACCGCCGATGAGATCGTCGTCGGCTCTGCGCTCGGCGGCCTGAAGTACACGCTCGCCAGCTTCAGCAAGACCATCAACCTCGCGACTACTGGCGCGGGCGGGATGGATACCGGCACGGCGCCGGTATCGGGTTATGTCGCGCTGTATGCGATCTGGAATCCGACGACGCAGACGGCAGCGCTGCTGGCCACGAATGCAACGAGCGTCGTTGCGCCCAGCGTGTATGGCGGCGCTAATATGCCGAGTGGATATACGGCGAGCGCGCTCGTGTCCGTTGTGCCGACGAATTCAAGCAGCCAGTTTCCATTGCTGTTCGTCAAGGATCGACGTATCGCTTTCCCGGCGGCAACAATTATCAATGCCACTGGCACTCTTCCGACAGCCATCAGCTATGCCACGCTTACGTTGACGGCCGTTCCAAAGAATGCGCGCTCGATGCGAGGGGCGATATTCATCACCAACGCGGCAGCCGCCGTCACACACGTTGGCATTGCACCCAACAACTATGGATCATCAACCACTGCGCCCGGTTTCGTGGAAATCTCAGATAATACATCTGGCGCCCAAGGTTTATCCGGCATGTTTGATGTGGACATTGGTGCGCCGCAGACGGTTGGCTACTATTCCATCAGCACAAGCGGTGTTACAGTGACCTACACCATCATCACATCATCATACGAGATCTGATCATGTCCACTATTAACGTTCAGTTTTCAGATTCCAGTGAGGCCGCAATCAAGGCTATATTTTGCGGCCCGCAAGACGCAAGCTATTTTCCGAATCAGGGCAACGTGGATGCTACTGATGCGAGGTGGAAGACATATTACGAGTCACTCCCTCCCGCTTTGCAGGGTTTCGTTCCAAGCCCAGAGTAGGCGCCTTGTGCTAGTCTGCTGATCTGCCCTCTTCTCGCCCGTACAACTCATAGTGCTGCCGTGCGGAATGAAACTGACCGGAAGTAATTGCCGCATCGACATCAGGGTATCTGATCCGATAGTTTCTTTCGAATCGCACCCGCTGCGCCGCCTCAAGGGGAATCGCTTGTGGGGGGCGGTCCATCCAGTACCCGTCAGATAGCGGGCGCAATTTTCGCGCTGTCTTTTTTGAATCGCTCCGCGAGAAATAATGAAACACAAGGGATCGGCGCGTAAGCGAGTCATCCTTGATTGCGGCTCCCCCATGTAGTAGGTCCGAATGCCACACGAAGACGTCGCCTTTTTTTGCGGAAAATGTCTGTTTTTTTAGCCCGAGGCGCTCAACTTCGCTGTCCATGTAGTTGTGCCATTCGCCCATCAGCGAAGGTTTATAGTGACGCCGGCTCTTTCCGTCGAACAGGAAGCGCTCGATTCGGTGACTGCCCGGGAAATATTCAAGCGGGCCAGCAGACTCATCGGTGTCCTCGAGTGCCACCCAGGTTGCAATCAGATGGCCCGGCGTTTTTGGCGTCATGTAGATGGAGTCGACGTGCGGAGGTTGTGCGCTTCCCTTTTCAAAATACAGGCTGTTACATAGGGTTGGCGCATGACCGAGAAGATTACGAAGAATGGGCGATAGCCTGTCGGAAAGGGCGATGCTGCGCAAGTCAGGCATGTCCAGATAAAGATCGTTGATTTTCATGCGCCGTGACTTTATGTCTTCTGTCGGAAGCAGCCCGAGTGACGTCCGCTCGTTAGTGTCGAGCAGGTCTACGACCACGCTCAACGGCCGTGCAATCTTCCTTTTGGCTATGGTCTCGGTTACCCGGTCCATCAGATCGCTGGAATAGAAGGCGGGAAGGATTACAAACCCATCCCGTTCAAACTGTCGTTTCAGGTCCATTTTGTGGATTTTGAATTAGTGTATGTGCGAGTATAGCTAATTCTCAGGGGACATCATCCGGTGCGATGTCTTCGCCACCGATACCCCAGCGTCGCCGCCGTGATTCAATAGCAAGCAGACCAAGCTCGGCCATGCGGTATTGGCCTTTGTTCGAAAAATAGAAGATCGTCAGATGCGCAGATAATGATCTGCTGGAAAATGATGGCATCCTTGCCATATTTGTTGTATGCAGCCTGAAGCGGGGCGTTGTGATGTGTTCCTCGCTTCAGGTGCTTGAAGTGCTCTGCCCGTCTTCGCCGAAAGCTAATCGCGGACCCCACATAGAAGCGCCCAGACGGCGACGTAATGGTGTATATGCCGCAATCAGTATTCATCAGAATCGGTAACCCAGCGTTACCATGTGGGCCGCCCTGAACCCAAGCGGCACATTGCTATTGCTGACGTTCTTCGACGGCGTGCTGATGTAGGTGTAGCGTAGCGTCACCTTCTTATAAGCTACTGACGCCCCGGCTACCCATGTGAGCTGTGGCTTCGGATCGTGCGCCAGCGTCTCGACAGACCCTTGCGGGCCCCACGGACTCGTGGCCGACATGACTGTCATAGTCGACGTCCACGTGCCCTTGAAGATGGCCAGGCCACCCTCGACGCTGAACCGCCAGTTGCCGACTTCATAGTACGGCTCGACAGTCAATGCGATCGCCTGGAGCGAGCCGCCCGTGTCGAAGTAGCGCATCGGTCCGCATGTGCCGTTGCAGGACTTCGTTACTGGATTGTAGCCGCCGATGCCGTTGGCATAGTCGGTTGCATCCGGAACAGCATCGCCCTGAATCTTGGCGGTGCCGAAATACATGTACGAGAGGTTGAGGTCGACGCCGGGAATCCATGAGCCGCGCGAGTAAGGCCGCGCGGTCACGCCGATGCCAATGCGGCCAGCTGGCACGCGAAGCTTGAGGTGATGACTGAAGCCCTCTTGGAAATAAAGGCCGTCGCCACCAGCTGTAAAATTCGTCGCGCCCAATCCTGCCTCAGCGTGAAAGAAGCTCTCTGCGTTAGCGGTAGACGCAAAACAGGTAAGGGCCGAGGCCACTAAAATTATTGATTTCATGGCTTTGCCCTTAGATGTGTGTCCAGCTTTTTCTTTTGACGATGCACCAAATCGACTTGTAGTCGACGTCGTGCTGAAGCGCCAATTCACGCATGGTCGAGCCATGTCCTCCGTCTGCATATGTGGCGCGAATTGCGAGAACCTTCTCGGGGGTAAACTTTGAATTGGGATTTCTCTCGCCGCGCGGCGTGACCTGACGTCCACGCGCGTTCATGTCGCGCATATTGTCTGTTTGCGTTCCAGGCTCAAGGTGAAGTGGATTGAAGCAGATTCGGTTATCGCAGCGGTGACGGATGACTACGTTCGTGATGTCATCCAAGGAAAGTCCATGAAAGTCGCAATATGCAAGGCGATGAGCCAATATCGGCTTGCCCTGGTATCGAAACTGCCCATAACCGCCCTTGAATCGGCCATAAGCCCATTCAATGCACGGGCCTAGAACTGCGCGCGCGAACGCGTCCCCGGCTTGCGCCGTGCTATTCTTTTCCATGATTCGTTTCCCTTCGTAGCAGTCGGGTTTCGGGTCATCGGCACTCCACCGGTTGCCGCCGTGTGGGGTGCCTCCACGCCTTCATGATGAAGGCTATGAACTGATGATAGCCCGCCTCCAACATGAAGGCAAGAACTTTTGCTTTCATGATGAAGGTGCTATGCTTCGGTCATGGCTACCTCACTCGACCAAACCGACTTCATCAAGACCGCGCTTCGCTTGCCGCGTGACCTACACGCGCGCGTACAGTCTTCAGCAGAGGGTCACGGCGCGTCACTGAACACGGAGATAATCCAACTCCTTCAGCGTGCTCTGGAGGGCGTAGAGATAGGCGAGAAGTCGCTAGATGCGATAGAGGCCCGAATGCGACACGCCCTGAAACACAAATAACGAAACCGGCCCGCGAGCCGGTTTTTTTTCGTCCGATGCGCGCCGCGGTCCGGCCGTCTAATCCTTTGCTGTCAAGGGGTTGACGAGTGTATGGGCAGGAAAACACGCAATTTCGGCCCACCCGCTACGCGCAGCAAAAACACGACCACAAGCCACCTTCGGGTGGCTTTTTTCATTTCTATCCGGGGCTTTACACACATGGACAACACGGTCCTTTACGTTGGCGGCGCTGTGGCGACTGGCATTGGCACTGTCGCATGGTGGGCGTTTCGCTCCATGCATGCGCGGATTGGAGATAACGAAAAGGATCTGGCGGCGTTCAAGCTCCATTGCGCGGAGAGTTTTGTCACGTCAAGCGCGCTGGAGAAGGCTATCGATCGGCTCAGTGATTCGATCAATGCCGTCTTCGCAAAGCTGGAACAGATGGATACCAAGTTCGATCGTCGCCTGGACAGCAAGGCGGACAAGTAACCGACCCGCCGCAAGCGGGTTTTCTTTTGGGTGTTGCCATGAACCTCGCACTTCTTGAAGCCGAGCTGCGCCGCGATGAAGGCGTGCGGTACATGCCGTATCTAGACACAGCCAAGATTCCCAAACGCACGGTCGGTGTCGGTCACAACATGGATGTCTCGCCCCTTCCGTCCGGCTGGAAATTTCCCCTCAGTGATGCACAGGTCAATCAACTCCTTGAACGCGATATCTCGACCAGCCTTACGAAGCTGGATGCGAATTTTCCTTGGTGGCGTTCGCTTGACGAGGTCCGCCAGCGCGTTCTCGCAAACATGTGTTTCAACATGGGAGTCGGCGCCACCTCGACGGGGAAGGGCCTGCTCGGCTTCAAGAACACGCTCGCAGCTATGCAGCGCGGCTCATATGCCGTTGCGGCTGCAGGGATGAAGGCTAGCGACTGGTACGGACAAGTCGGTGCGCGAGCCGTACGCCTCTGCCATGCGATGGAGACCGGCGAAATGCCGGTTGCTGCCGGCGTCGCTTAAATCTGCCACACGAATATTCGCCGTTTATTCGTCTCACGCATATTTCCATAACGGCCTCCGGGCTGTAACCGCCTGACCGGAGACGACTATGGGTAGCCTATCCGGCTCGACAACCATTCTTGCCGGGACCGAGACATTCAACCTTTCGTCGCCCGCGCAGACGGACTGGATTGAATTTCATTCGGCGACGACGCCGAACCGCAAGAACGGCGGCGGGTCGACCATAGGCCTGCCGACACTCATCGGCTCCAATATCTCGTGGAATACCTATGCCTATGGGATCGGATATACATGGACCGATGGCACGCCGACCGCCTCTACGACCGGGGTTATCGAAGGGATTTTCGATGACCCGGTGACGGTGGCGGTCGGCCAGGGTATCCAGTTCACGTTACCCGCCGATACGACAAGCCGCACGCTCACGATCTACTGGGGCGCCTATAGTGCGGCGGCTCAGTTGGTCGCAACGCTGTCGGACGGAAGCGCGACGGCTGTCACGCATACCCCAACCGGGCCAGGTGCGGGCAACACCGGGTTCTACTCGACAACGCTGACGTATTCGGCCAACTCTGCCGGCCAGACATTGACCGTCAAGATGACGATCAAGACTGCGCAGGGGAGCTCATACAACATTCTGCTCGGCGCCGCGAAGTATCTTGCGGCAGCATCCGGCGCAACCTTTGCTGCGCCGCTCACCGAGTCGGAATCGGTGTCGGCCGCCCTGTCGACGTCGATTAGGGGATCTGCTCCACTCGCTGAATCCGGCTCGATTGGCGCGGCGCTGTCGACCTCGGTTCGGCTTGCTGCATCGCTGACTGAGAATAGCGCTGTCGCCTCCGCGCTGACGACCGGTATTCGGCTGGCAGTCGGGGTTATCGAATCGAGCGCGACCGCACCGAGCCTGACGACGGCTGTACTTCTATCGGCAGCACTTGCCGAGACAGGTTCAGTGAATGCAGCGTTCGTGTCGACCAGTGCGACGTTCTCTGCGTCCCTCAGCGAAACAGGGTCGACGTCAGCCGGACTCGCTACAGCAGTCCGCATGGGCTGCGCGATGTCAGAGGCAGCCGCGCTCTCGCCAGCGCTCTCGACATCGATCCGGCTTGCTGCTGCGCTGTCCGACGCGGGTGCGCTCAATTCGTCGTTCGCATCATCGTTTGCCACACAACTCGGCGCATCCGGTTCGCTTCAGGCATCACTCGCAACCGGCATTCGCCTCGCATGTGCGGCCAACGATTCGGGCTCGCTGTCTGCCGGGCTCACGACGCATCCGACGCTTGTCGCATCGCTTGTTGAAAGCAGCGCGCTTCAGTCGAATCTGCAGACTGTCGTCTCGCTTTCCGTCTCCTTGTCTGAGGGTGGATCGCTCATCGGCAACGCGACGACAGAAGTTGTGCTGTCGGCTGCGCTGGCTGAATCCGGCGCGCTCGCGACGTCGTTCGCAACAACGCTGGCTGCGGCGCTCATCGAACAGGGCGCCCTGTCTGCGGATATTCGGGCATCGACGACGCAAATCGCCGCGGCACTGGCCGAGGCCGGATTGCTGCTGGCCTCATGGACGGCGCCGCTCCACCCGAACGCGGTCACGTTCGCCGTGGAAACGGACGGGCGCATATTCACGGTCACCGCTGAGACTCGAGTCTTGCCCGTCTCCGCAGAGCAGCGGACTGTGAGCATTGCTGCCGAGACTAGAGCCTTCGCTATCCCATTCGAACAACGGACCGTCAAGGTCGCCGCATAACGAGCCCCCGCAAGGGGCTTTTTCTTTTCCTGGAGCCGCACATGGCGAGTTTCACGAATTACGCACAGAACAAACTTCTCGACAACCTGCTGCGCGGCCAGGCGAATACGCTGCCGGCGACCTTCTATGTAGCGCTGATTGCGGCGACGAAGGGCTATGCGGCAACGAGCACTGCATACAGCCTGAACGATACGGTAATCCCTGTGACACCGAATGGCCGGATCTACCGCTGCACCACGGCAGGCACGTCGGGATCGAGCGCGCCGACATGGCCCACGACCGCGGGCGGCACCGTGACCGATGGCACGGTCGTATGGACGGAACAAACGACCCAGTTGAACGCCGGCACGTTCACCGAAGCGGCGTATACGGGCTACGCGCGCGTGTCCTACACGTCCTCGCTGGCGAACTGGTCAGGTACGCAAGGCGCAGGAACAGCCGTCGCATCGAGCGGCACGTCGGGGCTCGTGAGCAACAACAACGCGATCACGTTCGGCGCTCCGACGTCGGGCCCGACGATCATTTTCGGCACAGTCCTAGTGGATGCATCGACCGCCGGAAATGCGTGGACGTACGGGCCGCTTCAGACGCCGAAAACCATCAACAACGGCGATGCGGCTCCGTCCTTCCCTGCCGCCAGCTTCTCCCAGTCGCTGAGTTGATCCATGGTCACGGTGCAGAAAGACCCCCGCGCAACTTTGGACTATGGGCTAGACCTCAGCTCGCCCCCAACGGCCCTCTCCCACGGATGGCTCGCGCCGGGCGAAGCCGTCATTGATCTGACCGTGACGGCCGATACCGGATTGACCGTCACAGGTTCCAGCATCAACACCAATGTGAGCGGCGTTCCTGGTGCTCTTCTGCTCGCGTGGATTTCTGGCGGGGCCGCTGGCAACACCTACAACGTCTCGTTCAAGTTCACCACCAACTCCACCCCTCCCCGCACGGATTGCCGATCGCTGTCTGTGCAGTGCGTCCCTCGCTGACCTATGACCCAAGCACATGAACTCCGTGAAACGCTCACGGTTGATGTACTGACGCCTTCGCATGCCGATCGCGTGACGACTCCACTATTCCGGCACACAAAAGAAGCGCTGAAATCGGCCGATCCACGCTGCTGGATTTGCGGCCAGACCGAAGAAGAACTTGGCCAGCCGCTCGAGGCGCATCACGCCGGCATCGAACGAAGTTTCGCCGAAGGCGCGCTTGACTGGGATCGCGTGAAGGCCGACTTCCCGCATCACGACTGGTCGCAATTTGATGAATCGAATCCGTACACCTTTGTCGACGACATGAGCCCGGTTACTGGCCAGGGACTTCTGCTGTGCAAGCAGCACCACACAGGAAAAGGAACGGGAATCCATACCCTTCCGTGGCCCCTGTTCGTCTTGCAACGCTATCTCAAAGACGGCGCGCAATTCACGCCGACCGAAGTCATCCATCACGACCCGGAGCATCTGTAATGAACCCAACTAGCATTGCAACTGGTGGCATCACCGTAAGCGCTGCCACGCTCGAGCCCGCAGTTAGCTGGGCGCTCACTGCCATGTTTCATGCGCCCGTACCGGAAAGCGTTTCCGTGCTCGTAACGGGCCTGCTTGGAGCTGCCGTGCACGCTGCGATCAATTACCTCAACGCTCGCCCGGTGAAGTCAACTGCGCCGGCCGCATGATCCGCCTCGCGCTGTGTCTGCTGCTCGGCGGCTGCACGGTAGTTGAGCATGTCCAGGTCCTGCCCACGATCAGCGCTACCGAAGGAATCGGCTGCTGCGTCATCCTGGCTGAGCCGAATCCATCGACAGACTTTTCCCTAAAGATCACCAAGCCAGCGCAAAGCCTTGAAGTCAAGGCCGGCGCGCACTTCAAGTTCTAAAACCTCTCCCGGAAACACTCACCATGAAAAAACTATGCCTCGCGGCAGTCATTGTTGCGGCCGCCGCTTTCTCCGCCTGCACATCCCTTCCGACCGTCCAGCAGCAATTCCAGACCGGCTGCACGATCGTTAATGGCGATCTGGCAATTCTCGGCCAGTCGACGCTCCTGAACGCCGATCAGCAAGCGGTCATCAACAAAACCGTGTTGCCTGCAAATCAAGCCATCTGCAAGGCTGGCGGCCAGATCGACGTTGCAAGTCTCAAGGCGTTCCATGATTCGCTGCTGCCCGCGGCGATCACGATCGTGCAGGCCGTTCCGACGCTGCCGAATCAACCGGCTATCCTCCTGGGTCTTTCGACCTTCGGGCCGATGGTTCAGGCGCTGATTGATCAACTCATCGCGGCTACGACTGCGGCTGCATCGAGCGCGGCTGAGGCATCGGCACCTGTCGCCGCTTCGACGCCGCTCGCCGGGGCTGCGCTGCAATGAGCGCATTCCTCTCCGATCTCGAAGTCGAGCTCGTCAGCGACGCAACGAACAGCGGGCGCGGAACGTGGCGCCTGACTGCGCCGCTCGTGTATCAGTCGGATGTGGCGAAGCAGACGTTTGTGGTACCGGATGGGTTCGAAACGGACTTCGCCTCGGTGCCGCGCACTCCGGTCGCATTCCTACTGACAGCAGACAGCGCGCACGAGGCGTCGGCGCTTCACGACTTCCTCTACACGCAACCTCATCCGGTCGCTCGCGATGTTGCTGACGCCGTGCTGAAAGAAGCGTCCGAAGTGTCGGGCGTGCCTGCATGGCGTGCATTTTTAATGTGGGCTGGGGTGCGACTGGGCGGAGCATCGCATTGGAGCGGCCCCGCTACAGCCTGAGATTTGTAAACCGCTATAACAGGCGATTCGCTGTATCCCGTCCGAGGCTCAGGCTTCGGGCGGCACCCCTCAGTCCACGCTACGTGGCAATTCAAGCCACAAAAATCCTTCTGAGCCGTCGCCCAAGCGCGCCCAATATCGCCATTGAAATACCGGCGCTTGCCATTCTGATGGTTGGTGCCAGCGATACTCTTTGAGCGGCAGCAGTTCTACTATATCGTCCATCCCCTCCCCCTCTCGCCATTGGCGACGATCAATCAGCCGATTTCGGCGCGATAAGTTCCATAGCCTTGGCGACCAACGCCGCAGATTGAGCCGCCCTTGCCTCCAGATTTCGAATCTGAGCCAGCAACTCGGCTTCGCGTCGGATTGCGTCTTCTGCACGCACCCATTCGCCATCTATCTCGTCGTCCCACTCGGTCAGCACGCGTTCCATGTTGACGTCTCGGTCGGGCACCCATCTCTGCAAGTCGCTCATCCTTCCTCCCGCGCCTAAGCGCATATCAATCATCAGCCCGCAGTCTGCGGCGCGTCAATCATCCCTTCCAGCGCTTCCCGCACGTCATCAAACCTGACGAATTCGCCGTCGAGTTCACAGGGAACCATGCTGTGGTCGCCCTCATAGTCTCCGGTCAGATCCCACCGCGTCAGCTTCGCCAGCAGCGCTTCGACCTGTTCTCGTGTCATCACCCCTCCCCGTTAGCCCAGTCTCACTGGCGCCTCAGTTTATCTCTTCCCAAACCCCAAAGCCGCCGGCCTGTCATATCCGGCGTTCTTGATCTTTATCCAGTCTCGCGATCTGCCGCGCGTGTAGGGCGACGACATCCGCTTGGCTAGCATTCCCTCAAAGCCATAGTATTGCACCTGTTCGAATACCCACATGCCAACGCCGACAACCGCATTGGAATAAACGAGCGTTGCCGTGTCGTCGAATGTATCGCGCAGACGATTCTTGCGCTCGATGAGTTCAATCTCGCGTAGGTCGCAATCGTCCGCACTCAGCAAGTCGAACACGTAGAGCCGTGCCGGGCACGACCGCACGGCGGCACCGATGTTCTTTGGCGAGGTGGTGCGGGCCCGTTGCTGGAGCCTGTCAAATGACAACGGTCCCTTCCCGTCGCCAACGGCCAGCTCGGTATCCCACGTGAAGTCACCCGGCACCGCGGCGACCGCTTCGACGATGTCCGGAAATGATCGGTTGAATGGCTTGCCAGTGCGGCTGATCAGATCGACATGACCGCCCTGCTTTCGGACCAGGCACCTGAAGCCGTCGTATTTCCATTCGTACAGCCATTCCGGGTCGGAGAACGGGCGCCTATGGAGAGTGGCCAGCATCAAATCTGACGCGTCCATGCTCACCACTTGACCGGCGCAAGCATCGGCTTCGTCGTGTCTATTCCCGCATTCTGCAACACCGCGTCGATCGTCGCCAGTTCCGTCGTGAAGTCTAGCCGCCACGACTCGCCCTCGCTGGTCACCTTCATGCCGTTGTGGATCACAAGCGTGTAGCGGGCGAGTAGCAGCGCCTGGACAAGCGGCGGCTGGTCTGCGGGGTCATCGGGTCTATCGGTCATGGTCGCCTCCTGTCTGGCCTGGAGCATTGGCCGTACCTGGCTCGTCATCGACGCCTATGCAGCGCACAAAATGTACGCACCCGCGCTCCGGCATCGCCTGCACATACTTGCGTCCGCCCTCAAGACATAGCGCATGAGAGCCGCCCGCGATGTCGCCGCCCCAGTGTTCGCAGAGGCGGCAGTGTCGGTCAGCTTCGGCGGAGTTGAATAGGCCCATGGCGGATACTGTGTTTACGTACAGTATATACGCAAGTTTTGACGTATTAGACAGGCTCTTTGCTGTCCAATAATTGCTCGCTGATTGACCGCAAAGCCGCGCCTGTTGTTGCCTATTTTCTCGGCAACGCATTAGACAGTGATCGGCGCTATCGTATGCCCATCAAGGCTTAGAAGCATAGCCAGTATTCTGACGACGGAACAGAAGCACGATGGATTTTTCGATTGCTCGCAAGCCAATCCTGGTAACCATTCTGGCCTGCGACATCTACCCCTGTCTAATGCGCTGTCTAAGCGCTGTCTAATACATTGCTGACTTCACGCGCTGCGGGGAATTTTTAGACGCACCTTGCTGACCGGCACGGACCTCCGTTTGATGTAATCCTCGGTCTGCTTCGATGTCGAATGAGCCGCCGCTTCCTTCAGGTCTTCGATGTCGTATCCGGCATTGCGCGCGTCGGTCAGCCCCTTGGCGCGGATCGCCTTCACCGTGTAGCCCAGCCCGTCAAGTTTCACCCGCTTCGCTGCCCTGAGCCATGCCGCCCGGACTGCAGTGGCCCCATACTCCGACCCATCTAGTGCGTGGATGACGTTCGCCTCGCCAATGCGCTTCACCTTGCCGTCAATCTCCCGGAGGCGCGCGAGCACTGCGGCGATCTCCGGCGAGATCACGATGTCGACTGCGATGCCGCTGGAATCCTCAGTCTTGGTCGGCAGGAAGTGAATCACGCCCTCCGATTCGTCGACCTGAGACCACTTCAGCAGCCGGATTTCGGTTGAGCGCTGCATGGTCAGATAGCACAGGTCAACAAAGCACTGCATCATCGGCCCGGTGTTGACGTGCGCGGTCAGGGTCTTGCCGCGCCAGGTGTATTCATAGCTGGCCATCGCGGCGCGGATGGCGGAGAAGTGCTCGTCCGTGATGTAGATGCTGCTGGGAAGCGGCTTCTTCAGCCACTTTTTCAGCTCGTTGCAAGGATTGGTCTTCATCTTTCGCTCTTCAATGCACCACCTGAAGAACCCGGACAGGAACGCGCGCATCGTGCGCTGCATGGGCAGCTTGCCCTTCCAGTGCTTCAGCACGTCCATCACAGTCGCCGCGTCGATATCCTCCACGTCGATATTGCGCAGAGCGTTGCCGGCGTACTTTCCGTAGCTCGGCCACGCCTTCTCCCTATGTGCGTCCCGGTGCTTGAGCACGTACTCGTCGATCAAGGGCCGGGCGTTGCCGGCTCCCTGTGGTCGCTCGAAGCGATTGCGCTCCTGCGACAGGCGCTCAAGCAACTTCGATTCGGGATCGGTCTGTTCGCATAGCCGGATCCACTTTCCGGTGCGCGGCTCGACCCAGTACCACGCGCCGTGTTTCGAGTAGACGCGTGGATATTTTGCTTTCTGGCGAGGGGTCATGATGCCTACGCAAACGGTGAACAAACTTCGGCCTTTGGCCGCGCGCTATGAGCCGTTGCAAGCCCGACCTTTTGTGCGGCGAGCGCTTCGTAGGTCGCCCATGTCATCACGACGCTGCGATCATCCCGCTGCGTCACTGTAACGCCGAACTGCGCCTTGAACCATTCCGCCTGCTTCGAATACCGGCGTTTGCCGGTGATCTCGACCAAGTCGGCCGGCGACATGAGCCGACTAGCCATCACAGATCCTTCGATGTTCATACGCCCTCCGCCTGTTTCCGAGCAATCTCAACCAGCCTCGGATCGGCCCGCGTCATAGCATCAAGCAGCAGCCGCTTTTCTTCCAGATACGTCACAGCGAACTTCGGGTCGTGCTTGACGATGCTCGACGTGTTGCTGATCAGGTCGGCGCATTTGATCGTCTGAATCCAGCCCGGCGCCGTCGCCAGGCGGAGGCGTGACATCTGTTTGCGCAATGACCGATTGCCTTCCTCCAGGTCGCTGAGCAGCATCACGCCGGCCTTTACGTCCTGACCGAACTCCTCAAAAAGAGTGCGTGGGGTTGTTCCGGTGTCCTCCACCGTGTCATGCAACCATGCGACAGCGATGGCAATCGGTCCCTCCGGAAGATCAAGGGTTGCGACGATCCCGGCAACCTCGGCTAGATGTGTGCAGTACGGCTCGTCCGTATAATTCCTCAACTGATCCTTGTGCGCTTCTCGCGCGAACTGCATTGCCTTAAATGCGATGCTCATTCCCCGCCTCCCAACCAATATTTGCGCGTGATTTCCAAGATTCTTTGTGCCGCTTCGATCATGCCCGTTTAAACTCCACCACCCACACCCACGGGTTGTCTGCCCATGTCGCGCCGGCGGCTGGCTTCAGTCCATCCCAAAGGCACATATACAGCTCGCGCGGCGTCAACGTCTCGTCGGCGTCGGGCACTTGGCGAAGGAAGTTGATTCCTTCCGCTTCTGCATCCGCCTCGCTGATGTCCTGCAGGCGCTCGACGCGCACGCCAGTGACTTCGAGCGTGATGCGCGATGCCCAGCGCGGCATGTGGATGCTGGGGCGCAACTTGCCGAACAACTCGGGCGCTGCGCCGTCCGCTTCAAACCAGCGCGTGCTGTCGCAGAACATGTTCGGCGGGACGCCATCCATCGGCGCGCCGTTAAGGCTCTCGCGGCGTAGCCGATATGACTCACGCACCCACAGACGGTCGCCGGGCTGTCCGTGCGGGCACATGAGGCTGTCGCCCGTCCGCGTGTGCCAGATGCCGCCTTGGAGCGGCACGGTTTCGCCAGCCGCCGTGCGACCGCCGTTCTCACCACCGATACTTGTCGGTTCCCACTGACCGAGCGGATTGTTGTGCGGCAGCTTCACGACACGGCGCGTCTGCGTCTTGCTGCCGTCGAGCAGAGCGCGCACCATCGGGCCGCTAAATAAAATTGGTCGTTCTTTCATTCCTTCACCTCCGCATCCCCCAAAATAACCCCTCCCACAATCGCTACCAGCGCCAGCGGCCATAACACTGCCAGGCTTGCCGATGGGCACCGGCCTTGCGACTCGATCAGGGACATGGTTGCGCCGATAAGGGCGTATAAGGTTAGGAGCGTCATGCCCTCACCTCCGCATCCGTCTTGACCGCCTCGGCCTGGGCAATCTTTGCCCTAGCTTCGTCGACGCCCCAGTGTGATTCGATCTCGCGCGCCGATACCAGATCGCATTCGCGGCATTGCTGGCTCAGCGTGAAGCCGTGGTGGCATTTCCATTGGGTCATGTTGACTCCTTCTTGGCGTCATGTTCTTGTCGCCAGACGCGCAACTCGTTCAGCGTGCGACGAATTAGCCTCCGGTTTCTCCACGAATCAAACTGGATGCGCGCCCATTGCCAAACAGCAATCAAGGCCACCGCGGAGATAATCAAGGTTGCAAATATGTGGATCATCTAGCCTCCGAAAACATGTCGATCGTTCGCGTGTCGATATCCGAAACTTGTTCAATGACAGCGCGAACCAGCTTGCGAAGTTCGTCTTGCTGCTCAGGGAAATTTTCGCGAATGCCCGTATGCTTGTAGATCAGCGCATCAATTTCGGCTGGTGTCATGCCTTCTCCTGTTCTTCGCCTAGCGCCTCTGCTGCAATGCGTCTTGCCCATCCCGGATCAAGTGCCATATCCACAGGGTCGCCATTCTGGATCTCGACAAGCGCTTTGCGGTACTTCCCGGCAGTAGCGATCGCCTCAGTGATCGACTCAAAGCCGGCCGCCTTGGCGACTTCGAGCATGTGTCGGTATAACTCGGCGTCGGTCACCATCATTCCTTCTCCTTCGCTGCCTGCTCGATGGCGCGAGCAAACCATAGCGGGTCGTAGTCGGATTCTTCCCAAAGCCGACCAATCTCATGTTCCGTCAGTTCTGCGCGTGGCGTGCATAGCGAGAGCCCGATCTTTACAAACGTGAGCCGGCCGCAGGTTCGATTGGCTGTCAGGCGATAAAGGTCGTTCAATTGCGCTTCAGTCATTTCGCCCTCTCCGCCTGTTCGATTGCGCCGTCGATTTCACGCGCCCAAACCTTGTGGATATGCTCGCCCTTGTACTCGTCTGCGGCGGGGTTGTATATGCGCAATTCGTGTGCGATGCGACGCAGATCCATCAGTCCATCACGCGGGGCGCACTCGGCTTGCGGAGCGGTGTAGAGCCGGTATTTGCCCTCCGGCAGATCGGCAGATTTTGACCACGCAACAAGCTTCACGTCTTTCTTGCGCACGATCATTTCCGCCACCGCCTCACCCTTCCCGCCATCGGCTTGCGCATCGCTCGATGCAAGAGCGGCGCGGATAGTGCTCGCGTAGATAGCCGCATTGTCGGCAGCGATACCATTTTCTGCGCCACCCCATTCGAGCACATCGGCGAGTCGTTTGAGTATCGCCATCTGGTCTTCAGTCATTTCGGTTCCTTGGCAATGGCGTCATCGATCGCGGCATCCAATCCATATTGCGCCGCTGGCGTCAGTTCGATTGCTTCAGGGTCGTCGCCAATATGATTGTCACGCAGCCACCGATACCGCTCCGCATCCTTCTTCAGCCCATCCGCTTCCCTATCCGACTTGTCGAGCGATGCTTCGTACAGGCGGCATTTTGTTGCGAGTTCGGCGATGCGGGCGTTCGCGGATTCGAGGGCTTGCGCTGCCTCTGTCGCGGTTCGCATCAGATACGCCGGGCCCTGCAATACAGAGGCTTCGTGGTCGCGTAGGCGCTTAATCAGGTCACTCATGATCACCTCCGCTTGCTGGCTGCGCGGCGGTCACGTGACCAGGCTCTGCTTCATGCACTGACGGCATCGGCATCCAGTGCGACGGCCCGTATTCGTCATCTCGCGCGCCGTTGATCAGCCACGTGATGCCATCGTTGGTGTCGATGAACTTCCAAGGGTGTGGTACGCCCGGCACATACTTCGCCTGCGATGCGCCATCTCGACCGAAACGAATCAGGATGTTCGATCCGTCGCGCGGTGCTGACGAGATCGTAAGCCAACTATATGCGGGCTCCGTCAGCGCCCGCTCCGTCTGTGCCACTGGTTGCGGGGATGCGGCGCGGGCTTGCCATGCCATACAGCACGCATCTTCCGTCCACGTTTTACCGATCGCTATGCATCCGTTGGATTTCCACCATGCCTCAAACGCGGCCCGCTCATCGTCCAGCACCACGGCAGATTGCGCGGGTGCCTCGTCGCATAGCGGATGGTGATTGCGACCGTCCCAATCTCCGAGTCGGCGACACTTGCACGCCTCACCAGATTGCGCAGTCTGTGCTGGCTGCGGGGCGGCAAGATAGAGTTGCGTTCCGACTTCGAGCGGGCACGTCGCCTCGATGATTGTGCCAATGTCGTCCGGATTGTCGCGGACGATCGCCACCGGCTCCCCCGATTGCGCTGGCGCGGCAGCGAGAGCGGCGAGCGCGGCGCTCCATGCCTTCCGTGCGACATCGCACATCGAATTGACGAATCGAACGCCGTGCGACTCGCTAATCAGCCCTTCTTTCGTCGCCCACGTTTCGAACGACTGCGGCGCGGCAGGTTTTCTTGCAGATAGCAGGGCGACTTCAGCGCATTCAAGCCGACCAATCAGCGCGAGCACATTGGCGGGGCTCACTGCGCGGAAATATGCTTCAGCCGCGCCATGCGCAGCGCCGATGCCATAGAACTGCACGCCGATGGCGGTGCCGTCGTAATTGCAAAAATCAGCCTCGCGCGGCACATACCCTTCGCCGCTACAGGCCGGGCATTCGATATGACTGCCGTCCTCGAAGCGGTCAATGGACTCAGCACTATCGATGTTCTGCGGCGTCGCGGCCAGTGCGGCAGCTTTCAGCGCTTCGATTTTCTCGTCGGTCATGCACTCGCCTGCATGAGTCGTGGTCATGCCTTCCT